GGAGTAGCGAAGACTGAAAACTTTCTCCAGATCGATTTCTCGACCCGAAGTCTAAATTTGGTTAAGGAAGTGAGTTGTGTTGACCATGCAACACCGGAACTCATTTCGAAAACGTTGATGGGGTACATCGTAAAAGCCCCCGAATTGCCGCTACCATTTGCTATGGTAGACGTTGGCAAATATTATCCAAGCCTGTTCCCTAAGAGAAAGATTAACCTAATCAAAGGAGGTAAGGACCAATTCACTTTAGCTGACCGAAACGTTCTGGTCATGCATTTAATAAATGAGTTGGGAGCGAATGTGACAAGGTGTGTTGACACTATCATAGACGCTTTTTTCCTAATTGGATTTAAAAAACCTCTCAACTTAACAAAAATGAAAGAGTTAAGAGATTCATTAGAATGTAAGATTTCTAGTGATGAACGTAAGTTGAGAATTAACAACCTAGTTATCGAACGCAAATATAAAGAAAAATTTTACGAGACTAGAAACAGATATATAACTGATGTTATTAACATTTGTCTACAGAAAGGTTATAACGCATGGATTGAATATTTTAAATACTCTACCACAGCTTTCTATGCTTTTTATATGAAACAACAACCAGTAGCCAAACCAACTTTCATGGATCGTGTCAAAGTACAACAGATCCTCCCCGGAATGTTTAATAGTTGGATTAATCTTCTTAAAGTGAAGAAAGATCCTAGTAAGTGGATATGTCTCTTAGAGACAGTCTTACTTGGGGTAAAGAAAGGGATGCCTAAAGCACCCAAATGGATGATTCAGCAAAAAGAATTAGACACTATGAAAGCCTTGACGACGGAACCGAGTATTTTATTACCAGTCGTTGTTCAGGGTCCAAATTCTGATGTTATTATAACGCAGGAACTCGTTAAAGAGGAATGCCAGAGGTTAGTTAGAGAAATCTTTCTTTCTTCAATAATGACCAAGAAGCATTGGGAACGTCCATTTGTACCTTCATTTAACTCGAACTATAATTTTAGTAGAAGTGAATATGGAGCAATCGGTGAATTTAAGTATTGGTTAGGAAACCAAGACATCATTCGTGACAAGTATCAACATTTAAAGGAATCTAAATTAATTAGTGTAACTCCTGTTGATTTGGCAGTGTCCGTAGAGATCAATTCTAAATATCAAAAAGATTTAAGAGAAATAGAACAGATTGAAATTGATCAAAGACCCGGAGAAGTTTTCTCGACAGGAGTCCGGCTTGAAAAGCGCGAATTAGATGAAATTTGGGCAGAGATCTTTTGGGATCTTTGGACAGATGTTAAAACAGAGCAACCTTACGTACAAACTGTAGGACTCGATGAACCACTCAAAATAAGAGTAATCTCGAAAGGACCTCCAAAACTTTATACTTGTTTGCATCCTTTGCAAAAGTATATGTGGAGAACATTAAAACAACATCCCGTATTTGAGTTAATCAGTCGTCCTGTAAAAGACGAGGACATTAATTTGGTACTCAAGGATATGACTCCTGATGAAGAGATAAACTCTGGTGACTATAAGGCATCCACGGATAATTTACATTCCTGGATTTCAGAATATTTGGCCAATAGTCTTGTAGATATAATGAGAGAAAATGGTTCCTACATACCTCCCGACCTTAACGAATATTTTATTAGGTCTTTAACAAAGCATATTTTCCTCGATTCAGAGGGAAATGAGTTGCCTCAAAAGGAGGGACAACTTATGGGAAGTGTAACTTCATTTCCTATACTATGTATGGCTAACGCAGTTCTCTGCAGGTTAGCAATCGAGATAAACACTCGAAAGAGATATTCCGTAGTCAATGAGCAGACTTATAAACATGATCGTTATATAAGGATGTTAACTGGAGATCAAGGGAAGTTTAAATACGAAAAGTATAACTATAACCCTCTCCCATTGCTAGTCAACGGAGATGATTGTTTATTCAGAGGAAATAAGGCTTTTATACGCCCCTCAATTAATGAAGAAGACGATCCTCCCGAACGACGACAATCAATTACAGAAGTTTGGACAGCAGTTGCTGCCTTTGGAGGTTTAACACCCTCAGTAGGGAAATCCTACACTTCTGATATAACCAGTAGCCCGTGTTTTGCGGTTATTAATTCATGTACTTACTATTTAAATAAGAGTACTGCTACTTGGGAAAGAGTCAAACATGTAAATATGGGACTCGTGTATGGGCAACCTAAAGTGGGCTCTCGAGAGAAACTAAGTTATAATGACTTAGGGACTTTGCATCGAGAACTTTTTGAAACCTGTTCACCTGATTGTTGGGAATTAGCATCTTCGATGTTTATTGCACGTAATCGTGAAACTTTGGAAATGTTTCCTCATATCCCCTGGAACATGCCTAAATGGCTTGGTGGCCCAGGACTAATCAGTGATACTGAATATAAGCACAATAATAAAGATAGATTATGTGCATCAATGATTAGATCAGGTATAGTCAAACTCAGACCTAGGCGATTAGAATATGCCATTGAGCTTGATAGATTTGTCAAATCCCAGTTGAATCTTGATAAGATCTTTTTTGAAAAAGGAAGACCTTTATTGGGAGCTGAAGAGGTGGACATATTTACAAACGTACTTGAAAATCAAGATTTGAAAGAAACTACCGAAGAGTTATATGCCTCAATGTGTATTGAAACTGTACTAACACAAACTATAGAAAACTTTACAACCCTCTGTTTTGAGGGAGTGCAGGAAAGGAATGAATTCCAAGACTACAAAACTAACAGATATAACAACTATATGTGGTCTAGAGCAGATTATCTGACTAGGGATCCCCGATACAATTACATTGAACCTATTAAGGTAATAGATGTCGATCCTTTAAAGGTTGACTCATATTATCCTGTTGTCGCATATTAGCAAACTATGTAGACAACGCACATTGGCGTCTAAATAACATTATTAGCAACATTCTAAAAATCAAAATTTAAAGAAAACTATAAAACATTGTATATATTGTAAATAAAATACAGAATGAATGTTATTGCTCCGCTATAGCCGGAGTTAAGGTATAAGACCATCCAGAAGGAAAACTGGTTCCAAAGATTTGGACCAAGAAATCTCGCGAGGGAACTTTACAGTTAGTCGATTAAGTTCGCATGTGATGGTACCTCAGTTAAGAGAGCGTGAATAATTGGTTATCCCGCTATGAGTAACTATAAACATATCAGCTGATGTTCTCAGTATATGATGTTCTCTAGGATGTAAATCCCGCCGTACAAGGTCTAAGCAACCTGCGGTCTCTTGCTCTTAACAGCTAATTTTTTGGAAAATTAACACAAACCCAC